TTGCATTATTGGGAAGTTGCAAACAATAATATTACATTAGTTAATGGTCAATCGGTTTATACAATGTATAGATCAACAGCTGATGGCACATCAGATGCTACTGCTGTTTATGGTGTTGATGATATTTTAGAAGCTAGTTACAGAAATTCAGATAATATAGATACACCACTTACAAAAATTAATAGATCAACTTACCAAGCTTTATCTAACAAAACATCTACAGGGAATCCAACACAATATTTTGTACAGAGATTTATTGATAAAATTACAGTTACTTTATATTTAACTCCAGGATCCGATGAAGCCGGAAACTTTTTTAATTACTACTATGTAAAAAGAATTCAAGATGCCGGAGACTATAGTAATGATGCGGATGTACCTTATAGATTTGTACCTTGTATGACTGCAGGACTTGCTTATTATTTAGCAGTAAAATATGCACCAGAAAAAATTCAAATGTTGAAGATGTTATATGAAGATGAATTAAATAGAGCTTTACAAGAAGATGGTTCTTCTTCAAGTTCTTTCATAACACCTAAAACTTATTATCCGAGTATATAATGGCAAAATTATCTAGAGGAAAATATGCACAGGCAATATCTGATAGATCAGGTATGGCATTTCCTTACAATGAAATGGTAACTGAGTGGGATGGAAGTTTTGTACATAATTCAGAATTTGAAGCTAAACAACCACAGATTCAACCAACAAGATATACAGGTGATCCACAAGGTTTATCTAATGCAAGACCAGATAGAACTGAACCTGCTACAGAAAATTTATTACCAGGAAATCCTTTAAGTTTGACTTCAGGATCAAGCACTGTAACAGTTACAGAACCTGGACATGGAAGATCAACAAGTGATGTTGTTGTATTTAGAAATGTAGATGGAAGCCCAGGAGGCCTGGTGTATTCTTTATTTGAAAATGGCTCAGGATTTAGTATAACAGTTATTGATACAAATAGTTATAGTTTTGATTGCGGAAGTAATGCAACTGTAACAGAAAATTCAGGAGGAATGTTCGTAACTGCAGGACCAGTTACTCTAACACCATAATGGCTTACACTCTAGCAAACCTACAAGATGATATTCGAAACTATACAGAAGTAGATAGTTCTGTACTAAGTAATTCTATTTTAAACACAATCATTAAAAATGCTGAAAACAGAATTTACAGAGATGCAGATTCTGATGATAATAGATTTTATGCAACATCTAATTTACAAGCCGGAAATAGATATGTAACTATTCCATCTGATTTAAGATTTATAAGATATGCTCAATTAACTGATTCATCTGGTAATCAAGTTTTTTTAGAAAAAAGAGATACATCTTTTATGGCAGAATATTATAATACGCCAGGAACATCTTCTGGTTTACCTAAATATTATGGTAATTGGGATGCAAATTATTGGGTGGTATCACCTACTCCAGACAGCACTTATTTGATTACTTTAGCTTATACAAAGCAACCAGATTCAATAACCGCTTCACCAGGGAGCACACAAGGTACTTATACAAGTAATAAATATCAGGATTTACTTTTGTATGGATGTCTGGTAGAAGCATATGGATACTTGAAAGGTCCCGCAGATATGTTACAATACTACGAAGGATCTTTTAACAGAGCTTTACAATCGTATGCGATCGAACAACAAGGTCGAAGACGCCGGGATGAATGGGAAGATGGAACCATTCGTACTCCTCTTAAATCTGAATCACCATCATAATTTAAGGAGATAAATAAATGGCTAATATAGTACCTGACTCTTTTAAAACAGACCTACTTGGTGGCGTGTTTGATTTTGATTCTGGCGGATCAACTTTCAAACTTGCACTTTATACATCGTTAGGTGGTTTCAGTACTTCTACAACAGCTTATACAACTACCAATGAAGTTCTTTCAGCTGGTACAAACTATACAGCAGGTGGAAATACTTTAACTAATAATGGTGTTGCAGTATCAAGTAACATTGCATATGTTGACTTTGCAGATTTAACTTTTAGTTCTGTAACTTTAACTGCAGTGGGCGCTCTGATTTATAAAGGAACTTCTAATGAAGCAGTATTAGTTTTAGATTTTGGCGGATCAAAAACTGCAACTAACGGTGATTTCGTTATTCAGTTCCCAACTGCTGATTCATCTAATGCAATCATTAGACTTGGCGACGCGTAATTTTTATAAGGAATACAAATGGCGTTAGTAGTAAATGATAGAGTAAAAGAAACTAGTACGACTACTGGTACCGGTACGTTCACTTTGGATGGAGCGGTAACTGGTTTTGAAACTTTTTCTTCTGCTATTGGAAATACCAATACAACTTATTATGCAATCGCTTTACAAGGCGGTGCAGAATTCGAAGTTGGACTTGGGACCGTTGCGGCCGGAACATTGGCTAGAACAACTATCATTTCATCTTCTAACTCAGACAGCGCAGTCGATTTTTCAGCAGGGACTAAAGATGTATTTTGTACATTACCAGCAAGTAAAGCGGTATATAAAGATGCATCAGATACAATTGTAGGAGTACCAAGCAACGGCTTTGTCATTGCAATGTCAATCGCCTTGTAGTATAAGGAATAAATTATGGCACAAAATTTCAGAAATTATTTAACACGAAACACAGGAACATCAGCAGTTGATGCTTTAGGTGGAGCTGCCAATAGTTTTGATACTTTAATTAGTGTTAGAATGGCTAACACAACAACTTCAACAATTCAAGTTGATGCTTTTATCAAAAGATCATCAACTGATTATTATTTAATTAAAAATGCACCGGTCGTAAGCGGCGGATCATTAGAACTAATTGACGGAGGCTCGAAGATAGTACTTGCTTCAGGAGATCAGTTGTATGTACAATCAGACACTGCTTCTTCTTTAGATACTATTGTTGGCGCTGTAGATGATATAAGTACATAGGAGAAATCATGGCATATTTAGGAAACAGTCCAAAAGGAAACCTACTAACCATGAACTCTTCGCAGTTCTCTGGTGATAACTCAACTACTAATTTTACACTTTCACAATCTGTTGGTAACACCAACGAAATAGAAGTCTTCGTTGGAAATGTTAGACAAGATCCACATTCAGCTTATACTGTATCAGGTGGAACAACTTTAAGTTTTACAGCAGCACCTCCAACAGGTACTAATAATATTTATGTCGTATACATTGGAAAATCTTTAGGTGAATCTACACCTGGAGAAAACTCAATTGAATTCGGTATGATTAAATCAATCAACGGTGGCTATGAAAACAAAGCAACTATATCATCTAATATCACAGTGGACGCTAGTGATAATATGATGGTCTGTGGTCCTGCTTCTTTCACAGGTACAGTCGTTGTTAACGGAACATTAACGGTAGTATAATGAGTGATTTATTTGTAGACAATATTAAACATCAATCTTCACAAGGTTCTGGTACCATTACATTAGGTGCTAGTGGTGAGACTGTTGCATTAGCTTCGGGTGCAAGTCAAACTATGGCTGTTAACACTCCAGCTTTTGAAGCATATGATGAAAGTTTTCAAAGTGTGTCAGATGAAACTTATACAAAATTAGATGTAGCAACAGAAAATTTTGATACAAATAATAATTTTGATAATTCTACAATGAGATTTACACCAACTGTTGCAGGTAAATATTTTTTTTACGCAAAATCAGATTGTGATGCTACTGGTTATGAAGATTTAAGAGATGCACATGTTGCTTTTTATAAGAATGGTTCGATTCTAACTTATACAAACGCAAGATTTTTTCAAGGTGGTAACACATCTAGTGGTGGTACAGTTGCAACACCTTTTACAAGTGCAGTTTTAACATTAAATGGTTCTTCAGATTATGTAGAAGTTTATGTAAAAATTAATTCACAAGATGGTTCAAATGGTAGTGCAACGAACTCAATATTCGGTGGATACAAAATTATAGAATAGGAAAATTATGGGAACAATTAAAACAACAAACATAGAAACAATCACAGGCTCTGGAACCCTGACTCTTGGTCAATCGGGCGAGACGGTAAGTGTACCTAGTGGTGCAACTTTGGACATGTCAAGTGCAACTACTACTTTAAATAGTTCTATGAAAAACACTCCAGCTTTTTTTGTTTCAAAAACTTCATCAGTTAATGGTTCTTCTGGATCAACAACAAAAGCAACATTTAATCTAGTAGATTTTGATACTGATAGTGCTTATGATAGTACGACAAACTATAGATTTACAGTACCATCTGGTAAAGCTGGAAAATATTTTTTTAATATTCAATGTAAAAGAAATAATTTTAATGCTCAAAGATGGCAAGCTTGGCTAAGAAAAAATGGAAATAATATTGCTGGTAGTGAGCTTTGTGGATCTAATATGGGTGGTACTAATTTTCAAACTGTTTGTGTTTCAGCAATCGATGATGCATCAGTTGGAGATTATTATGAAGCTTGGTTTTATCAAGACAGTGGATCAGATGGAGGTCCATACAATGATAGTTCAACAAGTCACAATTCATTTTTTCAAGGGTATAGGATTATAGGAGCATAAAATGGCAGGAATATTAAAAGTAGATAAATACCAGGACTTCAACGGCAATGACATCATGACGTCTGATGGCAGTGGTAACTTGACTATTAATAATGCTGCGTTGA